TCCTGCAAAAAAAAGTAATCAAATAGCATTTGTATTAGGTAATGGAACTTCTAGAGAAGGTATAGACTTAGAAGAAATAAGCAAAATTGGAAAAGTTTATGCGTGTAATGCTGTGTATAGAACATTCGCACCTGATTATCTAGTTGCTGTAGATGTTAAGATGGTATTAGAAATTAATAAACATGGTTATCAAAGGAAACACGAAGTTTGGACTAATCCTAACAGAGCATACGATGCTATGAGTGATTTAAGATTTTTTCAACCTAGTAAAGGATGGAGCAGTGGACCAACCGCTTTATGGTTAGCAAGTCAACACGGATACGAGAAAATCTATATCCTAGGATTTGATTATAAAGGATTAGGTGATGGCTCACAGTTTAATAATTTATATGCAGATACGCCAAACTATAAAAAAAGTTCGGATGGAGCAACATTTTTTGGCAATTGGTTACGGCAAACAAGCAGTGTAATCAAACAAAATCCTAATATAAACTACGTTAGAGTAATAACACCTGATAATTATAATCCTGAGGAACTAAATAAAACTAGAAACTACAGCTTGTTAGAAAAACAAGATTTCAAGAAGATTTTTAACCTTTCTTGACAATTTTTACCAAAATTGTCAATTTTTCGCCTATTATCTAGGTATTTTTCCCAAATAAAGTAAATATATTATATGACAGCCTTACCGAATAGGTAAATTTTTAACATTTATAGGAGATGAAAATGGCAAATAATAAATTTGAAGAAATGCTTGAGCATCTTGTTAACGAAGATCGCGAAAAAGCAGAAGAACTATTCCACGATATTGTGGTAGAAAAATCAAGAAAGATTTATGAAGATCTACTTGCTGAAGAAGTAAAAGATGAAGAAGTTGATGAAGCATCTAAAGACGACGAGGAAGTAGACGAAGCATCTGATGAAGAAGTTGATGAAGCATCTAAAGACGATGAAGACGAAGACGAGGACAAAGAAGTAAAAGAAGACTTTGACCTTGATGAGTTTGAAGTTGAAGCTGACGACGAAGCTGACGATGCTGAAGCAGATATGGACATGGATGCTGATGCAGAAATGGACGCTGACATGGGCGATGAAGAGCCAGCAGCAGACGATGCAGAAGGCATGGAAGATAAAATTGCTGATTTAGAAGATGAATTAGCAGATCTTAAAGCTGAATTCGACGCCATGATGGGCGGAGACGAAGAAGGCGAAGGTGATGATGACATGGAAATGGGCGGAGACGCTGAAGACGACATGGCAGATGACATGGAAGACAGCATGGACATGGAAGCAGCACCAGAAGAAATGGCTTTTGAAAAGTCAGATGACGAAGTAGAAGAATCAGATGATGAAGAAGTTGACGAAACTTCTAAATCAGCTGCAGAGCAGATGCGTGAATATGTCGAAAAAGTAACACCTAAAATGGGCGACAACGGTGATAACACTAAGTCACCTGTAGCAGGTAAAAACGACATGGGCGGAGATGCTTCAAACTTGGTAGCAGGCGGAGAAGCTGATACTAAAGGTACAACAGGCGGACTTGCTGCACCTTCAACAAAAGAAGATAGTGCAGGAAACGTTAACGTACCTGGTGGTAAAGCTGCAAAATCAATGAAGTCTATGCCAAAAGGCCACGGCGCTGAAAAGAAAGGCGCAGGCGAAGGTGCTGACAATAAAAAAGCAGTTATTGGCAGCTAATTGAGGACTAAGGATTAATGAACTTACTCTCAGAACATTTGACATTCGACCAAGCTAAAATTGTCGTCGAGAATGCCAACGAAGGAAAAGACTTGTATATGAAGGGCATTTGTATACAAGGCGGAGTACGCAACGCAAATCAGCGTGTGTATCCTGTAAATGAAATTGGCAGGGCTGTCAAAACTCTCAGCGAACAGATCACTGGCGGATATTCAGTTCTAGGAGAAGTTGATCATCCAGATGGACTTACAGTAAACCTAGATCGTGTTAGCCATATGATCACAGAGATGTGGATGGATGGTCCAAACGGTTACGGCAAGCTAAAAATTTTACCAACCCCTATGGGATCTCTAGTAAAAACAATGTTGGAAAACGGCGTTAAACTTGGAGTATCTTCTAGGGGCTCTGGTAACGTAAAAGAAGACGGATCCGGCGAAGTGTCGGATTTTGAAATTATTACGGTGGATGTGGTAGCACAACCAAGTGCTCCTGGAGCATATCCTACACCGATTTATGAGCATTTAATGAATGCACGTGGAGGCTACAAGGCATACGAGTTAGCACAGGCAACAAAAAATGACACTAAGGCACAGAGATACTTAAAAGAATCGTTGGTTAATATAATCAACCGACTCCAATAAAAGGAGAATATAATGTTGGATGCACTAAAAACTTTGTTTGAAAATGATGTAGTTTCCGCAGAAGTGCGTCAAGAAATCGAAGAAGCATGGAACAACAAGATTAAAGAAAATCGTCTTGAAGTTACAGCTGAACTTCGCGAAGAGTTTGCTTCTAAATATGCACATGACAAAGAAGTTATGGCAGAAGCTGTAGACAAAATGGTTAGCGAACGTTTAGGTTCAGAAATTGCAGAACTTAATGAAGATCGTAAACAACTAGCAGAAGCTAAAGCAAAATATGCTATTGCAATGCGTGAAAACGCAGATTTGCTAAAGAGTTTTGTTGTACAGAGTCTTTCAAAAGAAGTAAAAGAACTTCACGAAGATCAAAAAGGCATGGCGAATAAGTTCAAAATGCTTGAAGATTTCGTTGTAGACTCACTTGCAAAAGAAATTGCAGAGTTCCAAACAGACAAAAAAGACCTAGCTGAAACAAAAGTACGTTTAGTACGTGAAGCTAAAGATCACTTTAATAAGTTAAAGACTAAGTTTGTTGAAAAAAGTGCAGACAAAGTATCTAATATTGTTGACAAAGTTCTTAACAAAGAAATTCATCAACTCAAAGAAGATATCGAATCTGCAAGAAAGAACGATTTTGGTCGCAGACTATTCGAAGCATTTGCTACAGAATATAGTTCAAGTTACTTGAATGAAAAGTCTGAAACTGCAAAACTTATGAAAGTAGTAGAGCTTAAAGACAAGCAACTAGCAGAAGCAAAAGTAGAAGCTGTAGAAAAGCAAAAATTAGCAGAATCAAAAGATGCTGAAATTGCTAAAATTACAGAAGCTGCTCAGCGTAAGGACACAGTTGCAGAATTGATCAGTCCTTTAAGCAAAGATCAAAAAGAAATCATGATCGATTTACTGGAAAGCGTTCAAACAAATAGACTACGTTCTGCGTTTGATAAGTACCTACCGGCAGTAATAGACGGTAAAACTCCAGAGAAGAAGGCAATTATTACAGAAGGCAAAGAAATCACAGGCAATAGAGAAGAAACACAAGATAGTGACAATAATGCAAGTGCTAATGTTATTGACATTAGAAGACTTGCAGGATTAAATTAAGGAGAAACCAAATGTCAGAACTATTAGAAAGTCGCTGGCAGGATACCAAAACTGCACTTCTTGAAGGCCTACAAGGCACAAAGAAAAGCGTAATGGCAACAACTCTAGAAAATACAAGATCGTATTTGGCAGAGACTGCCACTACTGGTGCAACTTCTGCCGGTAATGTTGCAACTCTTAACAGAGTTATTCTTCCAGTAATCAGACGTGTAATGCCAACAGTTATTGCAAATGAAATTGTTGGTGTTCAGCCTATGACTGGACCAGTGGGTCAAATCCACACACTAAGAGTTCGCTACTCAGATGCGGACACAAACTCAGCAGACGGTACACAAACTACTGTTGCTGGTGAAGAGGCATTAAGCCCATTCAAGGTAGCTGAACAGTATTCAGGTGCTGCAACTGGTAAAGCTGAATCAACAGCTACACTAGAAGGTAGTGCTGGAAACAGATTAAGCATTCAAATCTTGAAGCAAACAGTAGAAGCAAAAACCAGAAAGCTATCAGCTCGCTGGACTTTTGAATCTGCTCAAGACGCTCAGTCACAGCATGGTATTGATGTTGAAGCAGAAATTATGGCTGCTTTAGCACAAGAAATTACTGCTGAGATTGATCAGGAAGTACTAGGAAGCCTACGTACACTAGCTGGCACAGCCGCTGAAACTTACGATCAGGCAGCTGTTTCAGGTACTGCTACATTTGTTGGTGACGAACATGCAGCTCTTGCAGTTCAAATCAACAGAGTTGCAAACTTGATTGCTCAGCGTACAAGAAGAGGTGCAGGTAACTATGCAGTTGTTAGCCCATTTGCGTTAACAATTCTACAATCTGCTACAACTTCTGCGTTTGCTAGAACAACTGAAGGTGCTTTTGAAGCTCCAACAAACACTAAATTCGTTGGTACACTAAACAACGCAATGAGAGTTTACGTTGACTCTTATGCTGGTGACGGTACAGGCGTACTTGTTGGATACAAAGGCTCAAGCGAATCTGATGCAGCGGCATTCTACTGCCCATACATTCCGTTAATGTCAAGCGGTGTTGTGTTAGATCCATCAACATTTGAACCAACAGTGAGCTTTATGACTCGTTATGGTTATGTTGAGCTTTCAAACACAGCTTCATCTCTTGGTAATGCAGCAGACTACTTAGGTCTAGTTGCAATTACTAATGGTAATGTAAGCTTCAGCTAAGACTTAGCAATTATAAATTACAAAATAGGCCCTACGGGGCCTATTTTTTTGACTATGCCTTCAAAAAAAGACTTCATTTTAGAAACATTCTACGAAAAAAAGACAGAAAATGGTACTATTTGGTTAGTACGTGTAAAAAAACGGACAGATTAGTTTACCAAAATCAGTTGACTTTTACGCGAAACTAGTGTATATTTGTGTTAATGTTAAAACATATAATAACAATAATAAGGAGTAACATTATGTCAAAATCAACAAAAGCAGTTGGTACAAAGTTCTTTAAAGAAGGAACACAAAATCAACAAATTTTAGCAAAATACTGGGGTAATGGTAAAGCATTTACATCTGAAGATTTAAGAGATGATATGGATATTGCATCACCAGGTGCTAGATTAACTGAATTAAGAGAAGCAGGTTTCGATGTTAGAGTAATCGACAGCGAAGTTGTAGGTCAAGGTAGACCAGTTGCTACTTACAAAATCATGAAAAGAAGAGCTTTTGCTTAATTTTTCTTAAAAAATAAGGCCCTTCGGGGCCTATTTTTTTGACTAAATATTACACGTTCATCCCGTTCGGGACGGAAGTAGCATAATGCGAAGGAACGCACTCAACTGTAAAAAGGAGAGTGATATGAACTATAGAGACTTCGAACTTGCTCGCAAAAAAGAGCGTACTAGATTAAGTCATCTAGCAATAATACGCAAACTGATAAAAGAGCGTCAATCTAGACCTCGTTGCGAGAAGAATATCTTAAGCGATGATCCAAGATTGCAAAAAATATAACTTTTTGTTAAAATAAGGTTGACTTTTATTTTAGGATATGTTATATTAGTAAAATAAGCAGCAAAAGAGTAATTAACTTTTGTTTATTAGTGCATCGAAGAGGCGTTTACCAGAGCGTCGAAGATGGCTGTTTAGGGGTGGTACCCAGGCTTGGTAGTAGAAATACGCTGAGTCACATCGCTCTACCGAGCGGAAACAGGCTCCCTGGTTATCAGAATGGCATCTGTGGCGAGGGGTTGGAGGTGTAACCTAGTCCTTCCTAATATTGCTTATTTCTTTTAAAGGTGTACAAGTTTACTTGTATGCCTTTTTTCATTTGTGATAAATACTAATGTCAGATAGTGAAGCCATTAAGGTGGACTTATGGGGACACAACCCCGTAGCGGCTAGAACCCGCATCGGACTTCTAAATAGGAGAAAACAAATGGGAAGACCACTTAATAAAAGACTTTTTGGAGTAGAAGGCACAGGACCTACTGCTGCCGGAAATGAAATCAAAGTAAACTTTCACAACGGCTCAGGCGTTAAAGAAGGTTACATTGTAAAACAAAAAGGTTCTAAAAGATTCGTAGTTGAAGAAATCGAAACAGGCGGAACATTTACATGCACATTGAAAACTGGTGTATTACCTGCGGCATTGTCCTCAGGCGAAATGTCAATTTCAGTCCAAGGTGATGATTCAGAAACTTACGGTGTAAGTAAGATTAGTGGACGTAAAGTTACACTAGCAGCACCAAGTTCAACTGGTTCTAACGCACTAGACGGAACGTCATTAAGATACGTGCTTACAGGTTCAGCATCAAGCGGAGTTGTAAGAATGGAAGAAGCTGGTGATGATAATACATTGTCAGGCACTGATGACGACGATTTCACAGAAGACGCATAATGATATATTGGGGAGTTAACGCTCCCCAATTTATAAGGAT